GCGGCCGTACGCGGCGATCACGCAATTCGGCGAACCAGACCACGGCGCGCCGGTGAACGACTCAGCGGCGTACGAGCTTTCATTCAGCACGTACGGCGCGATGCCGGCCTGGAAGATGTAGACCTTCGAGGTCAGCGCCGCGAACTGCGGCGAGTTCAGCGTGGAGGACGTCGCGCTCCAGTCGACACGCGCGGTCAGCGTCGTGGTGCCGGTGTAGACCTTGCCGGCGCACACCGAGTAGACCTCTTCGGTGCCGTCATTCTTGCGGTGCACGTAAATCTGCTCGAACGTCCCGCTCCCGCCGGAAGTGGTGACGATGTTGAAGTCCTTCCGCGCGACCAGCTTGCCGTTCGAGTCGATCACACCGTTCATCGCCCGCGTGGCGAAGCGGTACGCCTGGTCGTTGGCGATCTCGTCGTTGGTGTTTACACCGTACGAGCCAGGCTGCTTGAACGGTGCGGTGCGAATCTGGCCCACGTTACAGCGCCTTCCACCTGATCTCGGACTCGTCGCGCGCCGCGTCGCGCGCCACCGCGGAGGCGATCAGCTCGCGATACAGCGCTTCCTGCGACTGGATCAGGATACCGCCGTCGTCGCCGCGCTCGGCGATTGCTCGAGCGATGGTGCCCTCCACCAGCGGCACGATCGGCACGCGCGGGACGTCGACGTCCAGTATCAGCTCGGACTGCGGCTGGTAGAGGTTGAACTTCAGGATGTCGGCGTTCGTCGGCGCCGGCCAGATGTCCAGCGCGAGGTCGAAGTTCGAGTCCAGGCCAGCGGTGATGTAGTCCGTCGGGCGGCCGGTCTGCACCGCCGGCGACCCGAAGAACCGGTCGTTCATCTGCTTCACGGTCGCCAGCGACATCACCTGCTGGGTCGTCGTGTTGTAGGCGTCCAGGATCACAGCGTCCGGGCCGCTGTTCGTCAGCGTGTAGCTCGCGGTGCCCGGCACGCACGTCACTTGGTACGTGTCGCGCAGCGCGTGCCACTGCCAGGTGTCCTCGAGCTCCGTCTTGACCCGATTCACCAGCGCGCCGATCAGCGCCGAGTAGCTGTTCTCGGTGACGGTAGCGACCGTGTCCTCGCGCAGGCGCACGAGGACCTTGTTCACGATCTGGAGGTACGTGGTCGACGCCATTTATTGCGTGTCCTTTGTCGTCTTGAACGTCCGAGCGAGCATGATCTCCACCGTGCTCGTGCCGAGCGAAGCCAACGCCGCCGCCGCGCCGTACAGCAGCACCGGGTCGGCGGACGGGAACATGGACATGATCGCGCCGGCGCTGCCGCCGAGGCCAGCGGACACGATCATCCGACCGAGCACCACTTTGAGCGTGATTGGCCGGTCCTCGGCAAGCAGCTTGCCAAGCCCGATGATCGCACCGATAACAGCGAGGAGTCCGAAGATAGCTTCAGGGTTGTCACGCGGATTCATTTTGGTAGACGTCGTCATGGTAGGCCATTATTGACTACTTAGTTCCTGCGCTCCAACCCGAAGCCTGGCCGACATTCGGTCCGTAAGTGCCACCGGCCGCGGAGTCATCGGATTGGAAACGGAACGTAGCTGCGAAATCACCGTTCAGCTTGTGGCCGAGGCCACACTGGAAGAACTCTTTCCGGCTCGGGTCTTTGCCCGCCCACCGGATGCCCAGGAAAATGCCGAACGGCAGGTTGAACCGCACGAACAGCGCGGCGTTGTAGAACAGGCTCTTCGTGTGCGAGCCGCCGAACGCGACGTGGCCGCCCCACAGTTTACGTTGCACCACCAAGTCGTCACTCTGAGTGAAGTCTTTGCCGTGTTGCGTAAACTCGCCGGCGGTCCGGTAGCCCAGCGCCGCCGAAAAGACGGGCACGACACGCTTCGGGTGCACCGCCAGGAATCGCTGGATCGGCTCGAAGAACCGCATCTTGATGTCGTTGAGGGTCATGGTTAGCAGAGCCTCACGATCCAGCCACCAATGATGGCCGGCGGCATGTTCTGCGAGGACCCGGAACCGGAGTTGGCGGTGTTACCGCTAATCGTGGTGTTGTGCGTATGATTCGCGGATTGCGTGCCGAGGTTCGCGCTCCCGTTGGAGATAAGACCTCCAGTAGTGCCTCCAGTGCCGCCATTGTCGTTAACCAAGCGCAGCGACCCGCCACCGCCGGGGGTGACGATGTTGTGTGAGTGTCCCGAGTCAAAGTGCGTGTGGGTGGCGCTGTCCGTGCCGGAGGTGAACGTACCCTGCTGCGTGTGGGCGTGGCCGTGAAGGGCCTCGCTTCCGCCCGTCGCGCCAATCGCGGCGCCGTTGATTCCAGACACACCGGAAGTGATTCGGTTAGCGGCTACGCCGCCCATGTTGTCGTCGCCAAAGACGGCGCGACCACGTACGTCAGGAAGGTTGAAGGTCGTGACGCCGTCACCGACCCCGTGCGTTGTGCCATAGGCCGCGAACAGCTTCGGGTAAGTCGTTCGGCTGATCGCCTGCCCGAACAGAAAAGCGTAGCCTGTTGGCGCGGTGGTTCCGAAGTGGACCTTGGCAGTGCCGGGCGGGTCCAGCAGGTCGAGCAGCTCTTCCGCAATGACTGATTGGGTTACTTTTGTAGTCATAGCTTAGAGCTCCGCATTGATGACAGGGTTTTCTCCATTGGAGAATGCCAAGCAGCGACCCAGAGCAACCGCCTCCACGCGAATAGTGAACCCATCTACGTCTTGGTTCGACATGAGAGGAAACCCGCCTGCCAAGTTGGTCGTAGTAGGCCACGTCAAGCCGGCGATGGATGCTCCGCCGCTGACCCTCTTCCTTGTCTTGTATTGGAAGTGGAGCCACTGCGCGGCAGAGGCCGCCAAGTACGCGTCGAAGTAGATTTGCCCAATAGTCATCACCTCGTAGTACCGGAAGCAGCGGCTCAGCTCCACGTCGTACGGCACGTCCTCGAACTCAGTCGCCGCGCTGCCGACTTCGAGCTGGACGCGCGCAAGGCGGAAGTCGTTCGCGGTGTCATCGCACGCATTCACCTGATTCGCGGTGCCAAAGAAGGTGCCGGTCTGCCACGCGCCTGCGGTGGTCTGGAAAGTCGAGCCGGCGGCCAAGCAGAAGGTCAAAGAGCCTCCGATGCCGGTCGTGTAGTTCCACGTGCCTGCCGAGGGGGAAGCCGGGAAGGCGACGGTCTTTTTCTCCCACGTGTTTGCCACGTCCACCGTGTACTCGCGCACGAACGAGCGGTCGACGCCGTTTCCGATTTGCACACAGTACGTGCCGGTCTTGGTGGCCTTCACCCAGAACGAGAGCGTCAGCGCGCGTTGCGCGAATCGCCTCCAAACATAGCCTTCGATTTGCTGAAACAGCGCGCAGTAATCTCCGGAGGCGAGGCTGGTGTCTACGGTAGTGCAGTCGACCAGCAGCGAGTAGGGCGTGAGCGAGCCGCACTCGGCTACGGTGGGGACGTCGGTGGAACGACTGACGGTGTGAACCATCGCCCCGGTCTTTGTGTAGCCCCACCTGTCGGCGGAGTACGCCCCAACGCCGATGGCGGCGAAGCTGGTCCCGCGTTGCCAGATTTCAAAGGCTCCGTTCATCACGGCGTTCTTGAACGTGAAGCTCGGGAAGCCGGTGAAGTCGATCTTGTCGGTGGTGACCGCGCCGTCCTGAATCTTCGCGGTCGACACGGTGTTGTCAGACGGCGTGCCGATGGCCAGCACGTCGCACGTACGCGTCTCGATCAGGACGCCGGTCGCCGGCGCCGTGCTGAAGGTGAGGTCCGAGCCGCTGAGTGTCCACTCGGTGTTGTTCTGGAACACGCCGTCCTGGAACACCAGCACGACGCCCTCGCCGGTCGGCGTCGCGCCCAGGGCGAACGTAGTGGTCACACCGTCGCCGGTGTGGTTCCGCGTGACGATGTTCGTCGACTCGATGGCGCCAGTCGCGCCGGACGAGCTGACGATGCGCCAGCGGCTCTCGGTGCCGTCGTACTGGAACACGGCCACCTGGTTGTCCTGCAAGGTGATCGTGTTCGTCAGCGCGAAGCGGTTCGCCGCG